ACAAAACTGTCACTAATTACTGCAGCAGATTCTAAAAGCCTAGAGGTTTTCCCCTCTTTAAAAAGTATTAGTAGGTTCCCCATAGGTTCCTACGCAGTTCTAAATAATAAGTTAACTTTTCTTTCAGCACCTTCTGCGCCTGCAGATACTATCTTTAAAAATCCCTGACCTGCAAATGACCAACCACTAGGATCTAATCTTATTACGTCTCCATCTGACGCAGTATAAGATACTGCAGATCCGTCTGTTTCTTTTACATCTACAAATGTTGTATTGTCAAAAGACCATTTAAAAGTTATTGTCGCACCAGTCATAGTTGCAGGAAATACAATGCCACTTAATAACATGTTTCCTACTTCTGCTGATGAACTTTCTGTTTGTCCACTTGCTATAGTTACTGGTATGTTTACTGTTCTTCCGTATATCATATCTTCCTTATCTTACCATATCCAAAGGACCGCCTATCAAAATAAGCGGTCCTAAAGATTATTAATTAAGCTACGAACTTGATTTCACCGTGATATTGTTGCGGTCCGAAATCAAAAGCCATTTCCATATAAACAGCTTTAGCTATTCTTGCGTAGTCATCTTGATCAACGTCTCTTACAAACATAGTTCCATATCCTGGAATGTTAAGGAAGACTGGCTTAATGAAAGCCAAGTCAACGATATAACTCTTGTTTGCAGGTAGATAATCAGATAGAGCAACGCCAATAGATCCGAATGGAGTAACAAGTGTATCTATGTTCACACCACCAATATTTCTTTCTCTTGGTAGGATTCCATAATTTTGTGTTCCAGAAGCTGCTGTTCCCTTAATCATTTCTTTATTAAGAGCCATTAATTGCGCAGGACTCACGAAGAGTACTGGTTGCTTCATAGGAGCGCCATTTTCATACATTGTCTGCATAAGGTTTGCTACTGCTGTCCATGACAGTACTTGGTTGGAACCAGAACCATCACCACTAGAGTCGTGATATTCCCAGTTACCGCCTGTCAAGTTGACGTGTTCTGCAAATCCTCTCATCTGTCTTGGATTACCATCAGAACCATCATTGAAAGCGGCATTCCATGCTGCCCATTCAACTTTTTTAGCTACTGTTTCCAGTATAAGTTCCATTTGATATGCCAATTCGTCTGATATCGGATTGCTGCCAGCTAATGATAATTTATCAATGCTGTTTTTGTAATTAGCTTCAAGATCAAAAGGCACGATCTCACCACTTGCTGCTTGCGCTGTGTAAGTAACCTGTGCTGCCTCATGGAAAATTTGAAGTACGCCCTGTTGGGAGCTTCTGCTTCTTCCTGAATAGTTTGGTTGCCCACCTTCGTCATCTGGTGTTACAGATGATACAGTTGCATTGTCTTGTGTTTGGAACTGGAAGAAAGTAGCGTTTGTTACTACTCCACCGTTCAAGCCACCTGACGCAGCTAGTAAAGGAGTTCTGTGAGGAGTGATCTTGAATAATTCACCAGTAAAGTTATTAATATTACTGGTTACAATAGGGTTTGCACCTGATATTGCTGCCATATTCTATTTATCCTCTCCCGACAATTAAGTCGAAATATTATTTGTTATTTTTTTCTTCTTCTTGTAAAAGTAATTTTGCTCGGATTGAATCTTTTACAGATCCTTCAGCAATTACTTGTTGCAACTGTTCTTGTAAATCAACAGGTTGAGCTGCTACAGAATTTTGGTTTATAGTTGTCATCTTTACGTCACTTTCAGCTATCTTCTCAGCAGCTACTTCGTTGTTCTGCTGAACTGTTGTGTCAATGTCGTAAGTTTCTTTTAACCAACTTCCTAGTTCAGAAGTATCTGGCTTACCATCATAAAGATCGAATGCCATCTTTCCTGTACCTATAGTTGGATCTAAGCCAACATCTTTAAAAAGAGATGTTTTCACAACACTTTTTAATTCCTTATTCTCTTGCTCTACAGATTTAAGTTTATCCCTTAAACCTTTTATACCTTCGTTACTTTCGTTGCCTTCCATAATTTCTTCGTTTTCTGCCATTAGTTTTCTCCTAGCTTTCTCACACAGTTACACTATTGCTCCATTAAGGTGTGGTACATAATGGGAGTGAGTTACAGTATTTGATTATATGTTGAATTGGCGCTGCAACTATCGCAACAACACCTCTACGAATTAGATACATAAGTAGAACGTAGGTTCCCTACTTAGAATTTAGAGATCTATTCTTTACCTGGCGGATACTACTAACGCCAGTACAATTATTATAGCACATAAAACTGCTGCTACTACAATTTTTCCTGACTTAGTTAATTGATATTCCCAAGCGTCATTCCACCATGTCCACTTGATATCTTTTTTGAAAGTACCTTTTTTACTTCTAGCTCTTCCAGACTTTTCAATTAATTTCATAACTTCCTTTCTACCTTTTAAAGTTCAACTAATCCAGTCAAACCTTCTTGTGTACGTGCTGCTCCACCTTCTCTTGTAAATACAGTACGTTGTTCAGCTTCGAGTCTTTCTCTTAGTTGTTCTGACACACCTTCCCCGAACACTTCACTTTCGATAAATTCAGATAATCCAAATATATCTTCTCTTCCAGTAAATCGTTTAGCTAACTGTTTTAATCTAGGTAGTTGAGATTCAGCTCTAGCTGCTAATTGCTGTGCGCCTGTACCAGTAAGTCCTGCACTTATTAATCTTTGTGCCTGTGTTGCGTCTATTGCAAAATCTTGTTCTTTAAATGCACCACCAATTTGTGATACACTTATTCTTTTATCTATAATATCTTTACTTACATCTTCAGATATAAAGCTAGCAAAGATTGCTTCATCAGATATATCTTCTACAGAAGTAAATGTATTAGGATAGTTCTCTACATAATATTGCTTTACACTTTCAAACTGATTAAATAAAGAGTTATAAGCAACACTGAGTCTTTGTTCAAATACATAAGGTGAGACATCATTCTCAAATAATGTTGTTACTTGATCTTCAAAATAGTTAGGATTTAAATTATAATCTGCTAATAAATTGCTGTAATCTTCTTTCATTTTTATATAATCTAGTTCTGGAGTAGCTGTTTCTATTCTTAAAGTTGTACCATCTTCTCTAAAGATTCCAGGAAATTCATCTCTGTATGCTTGTGTAGTTCTTACTGACCTAATTGCTTCATCTGAATCTCCTCCATTAGTATTATATTCTTGTAAGAATGTGTCCATTAACTGTGGACTAAGCCATGAATAATTTAATTCAGCAAATGCTTTAGCGTCAAATTCTTCTACTGGTGCGCCTGGTACTTCTATAGATCCAGGTATAACAACGTCTGGTGGTGGATCATCTTGTCCAGGTAACAATGTCCATTCACTACCATTCCATTGATAATTCTTACCACCTATATTTTGTATTTGACCAACATAAAATTCTGGTCCACCTTGATCATCTGTCTCTACTATTGTTTCATCTACTGGTGATGTATCATCTTCTGGTAGTGGAGTTTCTATCACTGGTGCTGATACTTCTCCCGCTCTTGTTGCTGCACCTTCACTTTGTATTATCAAATCAGAAATGTTATCAACAGTTGGTTCTGGAAAAACTGTTGGTGATGGAGTAGGTGCTGATCTTTGTTCTATTAATCTATCTAATGCAACTTGATCTTCTCCTGTCATTAACCCTGCAAGTCTAGCTAATATGCTCATTGAAATCTTCCTCCGCCTGTAGCTCTTTGACCTGCTTTACCAAATTTTCCTTGTAAATCACGTTTAAGAGTATCTCTATATGTTTGTGTTCCTAATTTCGCAGCTTCTGCAAATGCAATATCTTTTCTTTCTTCTACATCATTAGTAGCAAAGAATGCTTGCCATGCTTCTGTAGTTTCATCTGGTGCTTGACCAGTTACATTTTTCCATTCTTGTCTGTAAATTGGAGCAGAGTATTCATAAGTCTTTACGTTAGTACCTTTGTATTGAGAATATTTATTTTGAAATGCTTCTTCTATTTGTGGTAAGAATACTTCTTCATACCACTTAGGGTTAGCTGCTTTCTCGTTTGCTATATCTTCTAAGTTAAAGTTCTCTGAGTTACCAGGTCCCATTACACTATCTATTTTTTGAGCAACTGTTTTAGTTGATTCAATAACTTCTAATGTTTGTCCTGTTAATGTTGCTTGTAATTCTGGATCTAATGTATACCTACTTCTAGGATTAGCTATCTTATTAATACTTGCGTCTAGTTCTCCTGCTGCTAGGTCTAAAACACCTCTTGATGTTAAGTCAACTAATTTAGCAATTACATTTTGATCTAGTGTTTGTATTCCTGCTGATATCATTTTCCCTATAACTGTTTCATAAAGTTGAGACTGTTGTTTAGCGTAAGTTGAAGGATCTGAAGAAGACAATTCCATAGCTGCTCTTTCAGTATCAGTGTGTGTTTGCCACCATGTAGTTCTTTTTAACTCTTCTGATCGTACAGTTCTACCTTCTATTGCAGCTTCAATAGCTACTGCTAAGAAATCAAACTGACCATCTTTATTTGTAGATAATATCCAATCTTTATATTGTGCTTCTTCTTTTAATGCTTCTACTAAATGATCATAAGGTTCTGCACCTGCTTCTGTCTGTGTAAATAATAACTGTCTAGCTTCACCAAAATAGAAACTACTTCCATAATCTTCTGATGTAATACTTGATTCACCTTCTAATATATTAAAGTCTTCATCAACTATCACATTAGGAATTAAAGGATTAGATGTTGCACCGTTAATAGCGTCCCAATCAGTTATCTTATAACGCCATGTAAATACTCCTGCAGGACTCACAAAGTCTGGAGTTTGTGCAACTAGATAATAAGCATTTCCTTGTTGCCAAATCTCAAAGTCTTGACTTATATTACTTACCAAATTATTGTCAGATTTATCTCGAACTGTCATTATCCTGTTTTCTTTCCATAATTACCAAATGTCATAGCTATTCTATCATACGTGTCTGAAGTTTCTTCGTCCTTTTTAGGCATTGTGCTTATGTTATTAATAGTATTTCCTAGTTCATACTTCACATCTGTTGCAGGTTTAACTTGATATTTCTCTTCTAAATATGAACCATAATTTTGAAATGTTTCTGTACCTGTAAATTTATTTATAACTATATCTGTAGGAGACCAAGCCTCTATCCAATCTAAGCCTTTGTTAACTCTTTGCCAATCGTATTCAAAATCATCAAATTTAACATTATATCCTGCTGCTGCAGATAATGTTTCTAACATATTGTTAGCTTTGTTCTTAACAAATGTATCTATATCTGGAGCAAAAGCATAAGCTAATCCTGCAATCATAATAAAATCTTCAAACAATTCCATTGCTTCCCACGCCAAGTTAGGAGTAACTGTTGCTGCTGCCATACCTGCTCTACCAAATCTTTTCTTTATACGATCTATTGCTTTAGTTTTTAAAAGTTCATCTGGTTCTACCATTTCAATAATTTCTTGTGACAGATTACCTAAATTATTTGTGCCTGTCATAACGGTAGGTTTAATGTTTTGATTAAAAAAGGCAAGTCTCGGATCTTTTTCATTACTTCCTAACATAACAAGATTTCTATTTCCTGCTCTTAGATATCTACTATCAACTTCATTCTTTATACCAGTAGGTATTTCTATTTCGATATCATCAATATCAGTTAAATTAATAGGTGCTTGAAATGTTGTTGTTTGTTTTGTATCTACATCAATATTATATTGTTTTTGCTCTGATGGATTTACGTGTGCAATTTCGACTACATCATATCCACCATACACTACATAACTTTTTGATCCATTATCTTCTATAATGTTTGTATAACTTACTACATCAGAGTTCAAAGCGTCTCTATAAAACTGTTTACCATCTTCCCAATTTAAACCTTTAAGCTCTTCTATATCATATAAACCATCTGGACCTGGAACAACATCTTCTAATGGAGCTATGCTTTTAATATCTTGCCATTGAATAGATGATTCCTTAGATGATAAACTATTAGCAATTCTATCAGAATCTGCAAACCATGCTTGAATATCGCCATCAACATTGATTTGTAAAGCATACTTATCTTTTAATTCTAAAACTTTTGCTTCTGGTTTTATTTTTACTTCATACAACTGGTCATTACTAAAATACTCATAGCTATTCATAACATTCGAATTGTTAATACTTTGTGTTGTTAGTACTTTTTTTGGATCAATATTTTGTAATACATCATCAATCCTTCCTTCATCATCAAAAATAAATCTTGCTATAACTGATTCATTTTCTGGAAATGCTCTATGACCTAGACTTTGTTTTGCATTATCAGAATCTAAGGCAATCATCTTTAGTTCTGTTACCCATTCACCGTTATCTTCAATAACATCTCCATATAATTTAACTGTATAGGTGTAATCTTTATCTGTTGTTACAGTATATTTTATTGTATCTTCGTAAAAGGTTCTTGGTTGTCTTTGTGTTCTTCCTTCCATGACCTCTTTAGGAAATCTTGCATTGTCTATTGCTTCCTCTGCCATCTTTGCAAATTCACTATTAAATTCTAATTTTTCTAAAACAATAGCGTCTATTGTATCTACTATTTTATTAAGATTCTTATCTCCAACGGATCCTGCAGCTCTATCTATAGCAGCTTCATACGTTCCTATGTGAAAGCCTTCATCAAATCTAATAGATCCTAAACCTCCATTAGAATTATGATATAGTTTTTCTGGTGGTTTAATATCTTCAACTGGTATATTATCTGTCATTTTTTACCAAACCATGTTTCAAACTTTTCTAATACTGCATTGCCTAATACACCGTGTTTAGGTGCTTTTTCTCCTGGTTCTAAACCAAGTAACTCATCAATTTTATTTTCGTAAGCTATTCCTAATTCATTCATCTTTTCATAAAATACATCTAGCTTATTTTGTTTTATTACTGGATCTGGTCTTTTATATATTTGAAAAGGATAACCATCAGTTGATGTTGCAGGAATAGTTGTTGTAGTAGTAGGAGGTGTTATAGGACCTAATGTTGTAGTAGTAGGAACATACTGTGAATAATCAAATAAAAAATCTTGCTCTTCTTGTAACCTAACTTTCAATCCTTCTATTACGTTAGGATTGCTACCAGATATAGTATCGTTCATTATTTTTTTAATTACAGGTAAATTTCTATTAGCTACAGCATTATATAAAGTCTTACCAGAAATTTCATTTCCTCTATTAAAAGTTGCTAAAATTAAAAAATCAAATTCCCTTTGTGACAAAGGAACACCATAGGTATTCATTCTATTAAATACGTTGGTTTCAAATTCTTCTAAATCTTTTTTAAGTAATTCTTCTGCTTCTTCTTCTGTTATAACGTCTCCTAATTTAGGAGGTTTAGTTCCAGTGGCATTTCCTGTATGTCCATAACCAATAGTTATAACTCCAGTTCCATCATCGTATGCTTCTGTTTCTAATACTTCTTTACTTTTAATATAATCTATAGCAGCTTGCGATGTTTCATATCTTTTTATTTCGCCATCTTCTACAGCTTGTTCATATATTTCAGCTTTTGTAGGTCCTAAAAAAACCTGCTTTACACTTGCGTCAATGTCAACCACTAGCCAACCTGGACATAGTGTCGATAGTGCTAAATAAGTAACTAAGATCATTTCTCTCCTTTAGTGCTTGTTCTCTAGCTTCTATTTCTGGTTCAAATTGTTGGTCCACATACGATTGTAATGCTTGTCCTGGTGTTGTTGGCATAGTAATTTCTTGACTACTTGGAAACATTCTTTCAGCAAGATCTAAATTCTTATTGTATTCTGCTGAAGCCTTATCGTAGTTTCTATCTGCTTCTGAATAATAATCTGCAAAAGCTAACATCTCTGCGTCAGATAACTTACGTGTTACACCAGAGGCTTTTAATGCAGAATCAACTTGTGCTTTAATAGCTTCTGGACTTGGATTTACATAGACCTTTGGAGTCAAAGGTGGCTTATCAAAGTAACGTGTCTTCTCTGATTGTATTTGAGAATCAATATCTGTAAAGTTTCTATTAGCGTCTCCCATTGCGTCTGCCATACCTGCCGCAGTATAATCTTGCCAAGCTCCTTGTTCTATAAAGAATTGCTCTGGACTTAAATATCCTGCTTGCATTAAATCTACTTGTATTGCTTTTATTTCCTGTGGAGCTAAAGATATCCATGATATCTTCTGTGTTCCATTAAAAGAAGAACCTTGTCCAGATATATGATCTGTTCCACCATAGAAATAATTTTCTGGAATATCCTTAGCAAGTATTTCCTCTGGTCTCATTGCGTCCATTGCGTCTGCTGCAGTCATTCCTTCATCAAAGGTTGAAGCTAAATCTGGTCTTTTAAATATTGCATAATCTGCTGATATGTCTCCAAAGACATTAAAGTTTGAAAATTGATTCGAACCTTCTAGTATTGCAGTATATTCCTCTATTATTGTTTTATTAGTTGTTTCGTTAGTACCTAATGGTTGCATTGATTTATTAGGATTATTCTCTATCTCTTCTTCTAAAGCAACTCTTTGATCTCTGGATAGGTCTTGTGTTTCTACTTCAACACTACCATCTGCAAGTTTAGTAAACAAAGCTACTGAATATGAATCAGCTACATCGTCTTCTGTATTTACTTTTCCTGTCTCTTTATTGTATGATGTTACATAATCTATATAACCACCGTCATGTTCCCACATCTCTGGATCTTCTTCTCCAGGTGCCATAACAGGTTTATAAAGAATTGTTGGTTCTGAAAATCCTGGATATCCTCTAAATTTTTCAAAACCTCCACCAGGATAGAATGTGTCGTCTATTATTGAATTTGCTCTAATATATTCATCTAACTCTTCAGTAACGTATATAGTAGAACCTTCCCCTCTAGGCGGTCTAACAATTACTCCTAATAATCCTGTTTGTTCTTGTAAAATATCTAATTTATCTTTAAGCCATTCGTAATATTTTTGTTGATCTTTTCCACCTTTAACACCCGCAGCAATATCTAATCCTTTATAAATATCTTTACTAAAATCAGTAGAACGCCAACTAGCTAAGTCTGGTAATAGCTCATTTGTTGTAGCGTTTAAAGATTTATTAAATGTTCCTAGTGTTTTATTAGCTCTTGGTTGCCTCATAGCTGCAGCACCAAGTGTCTCTAACCAATCTTCCATTGTAGGATCTGTAGTCATTCTAGTTTGTTGGTCAAATATTTCTAACTCTGCATATACTTTAGCTATAAATGTTTCATTAGCTATATCTTCACTAACAAATGATTGTAGATCTTTATATATAGCTTCGTCTTTTTGAAAACCTCTGCTAAGTATTATGTTATCTACTAACTTTTGTTTATATTCTTTATCCATTAAAATTCCTCAGTTAATTCTTTAGGTAAATAAGAACCATATTCTTTAAGTGTATCATAATCATATTGCAAATCTTCTAAGAAATCGTAACGTTCCTGGAATAAAGGAAGTAATAATCTTTCTGATATTATTGAAAATTCTGGATTATTGTTGATTAATCTACCAATTATGTCACGTAATCTTTGTCTATGACCAAGCATACCACGTGATGTTTTCCAACCATCTTTAGATAATCCTATAGATACTGACTCTTCTTCTAATCTTTTTATTACTCCTAATACAACTTCAACGTCTCTACCTACTGCTGTTGCTGACATCTTTGGACTATTACTCCACCTTTGTATTTCATCAAACTGCATATCTAAAGTAGCTGTTTGTGGTAATCCAGGTACAGTACTATCAAATCCAGGATATTTTAATCTAGCAATATCTCTATCTAATTGTAATTGTTTAGTTCTTAAAGCATTCTGATAAGGATCAGTTATATCATAAGTCTGTAAGGTAGTTATTCTCTTTTCTTCCATAAAAAACTCTCCAAGTTTTTGATTCCTTTTACCTAACCATTCTTCTGGTGTAAGTGGTTCTCTTTGTTCATTAGCAATAGTACGCACATAGGCTTCATAATCAAATGGTCCTCCACCACCTTTAGGTACTGCATAATGTGCAGTAAAAGTAAACTCTTCAAATAAGTCTGGATTATCTTTTTGAAACTCTACACCTCGTTCATCTACTGGTCTAGGTTCTATAACTACTGTTTTAGGAGTAGCTATATCTATAGGATTAAAACCAAATTCATCTGTAAAATATTTAGTTGCACTGTAATTATCACCAGGTGCATATAAGAATTTTCCAGTTACTGGATCTACTGGTGGTGTCTCTAGTAACTCTCTATATCTATCAGATAAGATTTGCATTGAATAGACTGCACCACCGTTCTTATCATTACCTATATCAAATCTTGGATTTAACCCTGTAGGACCTACAAACTGTGAGAATGCTTTTATTAATGTTAAATTTCTAGCTATTGATCTAGCTTCTTTAAGTAACAACTCTTGTTGTTCTGGAGATCTATCATCTGATCCATTTGCTTTTAATACTCTATAAACATCTATAGTTGTATTAGCAGCTATACGTGTCATTTCATTCTGTCCTACATCTTCGTTATAAGCGTATCCTGCTCTAATAGTATTCTTTAACCATGCAGGTACACCTGCTGCTGTTATTAAATCTCCTGCAGATCTAATGTCTGGTAGTCCATAAGGAAACATTACTTTTTTAGCTTCATCAAAAGAAGGACTTGAATTAACAAAGAAACTTGCAGGAATTGCTACAGCAGGTCCAATACCAGGAACTATCTCTAACGCTAAGTTAAGAGATCCTGCATATCCAGGAAGTCTTACTCCTACTTCTCTATCTTTTCCAAATAAACCATCAGATACTAAGTCATCGATCATAGGATAATAAAATACTTCTTCTCCAGTAACTTCATCTTCTCCTAAGAATCCTTCACCTTCTACAGGGCTAAAGACATTATCATTACGTAAAGCATTAACAGTTACTTGACCTCTTCTTAATATCTCTGGATTTTCTTTTATTAACCTAGCCCATGTAGTCATAATTTCTACGTATGCTTCACCGAAAGGAAAGATACCACGTAAGTTATAAGTAAGTTTCTTTCGTTTTGTTAAATCATAAAGTAATGACTTTGTTTCTTCTAATGCTCTAGCTTTAGCTATTCTATCTACCATATCAGCGTCACCGTATTTATCAGTAAAACCAAATTTTCTTTCTGATATTGCTAATCCTTCTTTAAATTTTTCTTTAAGCAGTTCTAATTTTTTCTCTTCAATTTCTACATCATCGTCTATTTTTTTAATTTTCTGATACAACTTTGGATCGATCTCTTCAAAAGTATCTAACCAATCTGCTGTGTAATCCATGTCTGAATGTTTCTCAAATATTTCGTCTTCAAGAGGTTGATATCTATCGTTTATATTATCTATCCTATCTTCAATAGCTTTTTTACGTTTTGCATATTCTTCCTGAAAAGCTAAATGTTCAGCGTCAACATCTTCATATCCTTTTCCATATTTAGTATCTCTAGCATTTAATTTTTGTACTTCTCTTTCAAACATATTCATATTTATTTCTGTATCTTTTTTTCTTAATTTGCTTGAAGGAACTCCTATATCTGCTTTAATACTTGATAATAAATTCTCTTCTGGAAGATTTGAATTTCTAGCTCCTGCAATTTTTACAGTCTTACCTTCTAATGTATACTCCCCACCATCTAACATTATCTGTCTCATCTTTCCAGACATATAAGGCAACATGTCATAAACAGCTCTCCAGTATGCTTGTCTAAATACAGGTGATCTTGAAGCGTTATCGGTTCTTTGTCCCATTAAAAAATCAAATGCTTTGTTGGTATAAAATTCAGCTTTACCTTCTGAATCAACAAAGTCTGTTTTACCAACTGCCATAACATCTGGTAAGTCATTAAAGTATGCACCTTCTTCGTCCATTAATAATCTTTTTACTTTGTTATAAACATCTTTATCTCCGTTGTATGTAGAATCAAAAAAATCGTCCCAAGTTAAAGATTGTTTTCCTTCTTTATCAAAAAATCTTTTTGGATCTAAATCGTTTAATCTATTTCTTACTAAAGAATTAAATAGATTAACATTAGCTGTCTTTTCAACTGACAATGGAAATGGTGACTTTGTGAAATCAAGATCATCTATTTTTATCTTTTTAGATAATGAATTTAATACATCTAAGTCTTGACTAAATTGTCCACCTGCTAACTGGTTAACTCTAGCTACGATACTTTCTGCATAAGCATATCTACCACCTGCAGTAGACATTCTTTCTTTATACGTTGGTCCACCTTTACCGTATGCTTCAATAATCTCTTGTGCTTTAGCAGAAGATCCTTCAACAAATTCTTCTAGTCTTCTTTGTCTAGCTTTTTTTGTCATAGCGCCTCTGTATAGTTGATTAAACAAAGTATCGTAATGTAAGTGAGACGCTTCTCTTACAAATCCATCATCAAAATATTTATCTAATAATTGTGGGTTTGTTTCTTTTCTTGCTTGTGCGTCTGTTTTTCTAATAATATCCATTGGGTGAACACCAGGTTTTTTTCTTCTCCTACCTTCTCTGTATGCACCACCAAATAAGAAATCGTTATTAGCTGCACCATATCTACGTGATGAAGCTGCCTGCCATTCAATAGCGTCCTTTAATGGATCTCCTTTTAAGTCTGTAAACTTAACACCTTTTTGAGTCCATCGTTTAGCTTCTTTAGAACCTTGTTTCCTAATCATACCTAAACTTAATAAACTTAAAGGTCTTGAAAAGATATTGTCATATCCTCGTGTATACATACGTAACTGCTCTTCACCAACTACACGTAGTAACCAAGCACCTCTTAACAAAACAAAAGGTTTCCAGAAGTCTGAATAATAACTATCAATAAGTTTAGACATTGTTCCTGCTTCTATTGATTTATTTACATTTTTAAATAAACCTGGTGCTTTAGCTCTCATAATAGAAACTGTATTCATAGCTTTAGCAAGTTGACCAGGATCTGGCAAAGGTATTGTCCTGTTAATAAATTCTGTTAACAAGTGTGGATCTGGGTTTACATAAGTCTTTCCATCAATAACTACTGATCCTAATTTAGCTCCTGGATTAGCCACATTGTTTCCTGTTACAGAATCTATAAAGTATGCTCTCATTTCTGGAAGGTAGCCTTCAAATAATTGATTAAAAGTACTTGCTACTTCTTTATTGACACCATAATTTTCTACTAAGTCATCTCCAACGTATGTAACCATATCTTTAACAACATTAAATAATCCTGTTTGATCTCCGTCTTCTAACCTTATAACTCTATTTAATATTTGATTTTTAGCTACATTGTCTATTGTTGTTTGATCCATAAACATTTTTATATTTTCAGTAGCGTCATCTAACTGTTCTGAATCAACATATCTGTATGGAAATTCACTTGCGTAAGTAGAAACTATTCTTGCTGTTCTATTAGGACTATCCATAAGTTTTGTCTTTAAAACTTTCTTAGCTCCAAACAATGCACCAGTTCCTTGTGGTACTGCCTTTGTTCCTACAAGTGCTTCAGTTGCTCCTCCTAAAAATCTACCAATAGCACCTACTGTTGGCTTTGCTTGACCAAATGCTCCACCTGGATCTCCTAAAATGTCTGTTAAAAACTGTCCCATCTCTAAGAATTTTTCATCTTTTGTTTTATTTAAGTCTTGTGATATATCCATAAATTGAGCAATAACTTGTCTGTCTTTAATTCCTGTAAGCTCCATAAATTTATTTACATCTGTAAGTCCTGCAAAATAATCCATAAGTCTTCTACCACCAGGATCTTTTGCTAAGTAATCAGATACTGACCTACTAGATATTATTGGTAATCCCCAACCTTTTTCTGAAGCTCCTATTAAATCTTTTTGTGCTTTAGTTAATTTATCTGGACTTACCTTTTTTAATTCTTTAATTAAATAATCTGGAGCTTTTAATGTTCTTGCACCTTTAGTTATAAACTTTAAACCAAGAGAAGCATAGTTTGCAGGATCTAAAAATAATGCTTTTCCTGCGTCTAATACTCCAGAAACAACATTAAATGTTCTAGTGTTTGGTTCTGCAACATTAATAGCAACAGATCTTCCAAGTGATATTTGAGTATCTCCATACCTACCTTCCATTTGAAAGTTAGGATTATCTTCCTGCGCTCTTCTATCTATTTGTGTAATAGGAGATCCTAGATAATTTTGTATAATTTGTGAAGCTCTTTGTGAATCCATACCAGATTTAATCATGTATTGATATTCATCATAAAATTTTGAGTTAGGATTATCTGGATCAAATACTTCTGACTGTGGTAAGAAACCTTCTCCTATGTTTACTGACTTACCTTTTTGTAATTGTTGAATAGCTTGTTTAACAGTAGAACTACCACTCTGTTTATATGCTTCTCTAAAAGATAACTCATCTGCATTCTTACCAAAGTTTGCAGCTATAAAAGAGTTTATTGGTCTATCGACTGTTGTTCTATATAAATCTTCTAAACCAAGAAATCCAAGTCTTACACCTGCTTGCAAAGGATCTGTAACTCTATCTAATACTGTTTTTGAATTACTCTCTGCAATAGTTTTAGATATTTCATTAAGAACTGTAGCTTCTGGTTTAACTTGTAATGTTGTTAAAGCTGTAATAACATCTGGTGAAAAATTAGGATACGCTTTTGAAATAGCACTAGCTCTTCTAGCGTCATCTACACTTACAGAACGTTTAGCTTTTTTATATGTTGCTTGTCTTGCCTGTATCTCTTTATATAATTCTTGTTCCGATACTGGATTGTCTCTATTGAAAGTAACCATTAGAGATTAAACTGTGATCTACCTACCGTTTTATCTGAAGCAAATTTTAATAAGCCAAGTAGTTCAGATGTAGGATTAACTTCCGCCATAGCTCTTATTAACATGACATCATCTGGCTCTAACAATGTTTCTTGTGATTGCATAGAAGACGGTGTTGTTAAAGGAACCATTTCTCCATCTGCTACTGGAGCAAATACATCTGCTGCTGCAGGAGATAAACCACCAACTGGTCCTGCAGGTAATCCTTGTCCAGGACTATCTGGAGAAGTTATGTTACCTTCTCTAACTTGATCTACTAATGCTTGTTCTTCTCCTGCTGTTTCAGAAACCATTGACCTTACAGTCTCAATACTTGGTGCTGCACTATCAGTTCTAGCTGATAATTTACCTGGACCAGAAACTGCTGCAGGTCTTTTAGGTGCAGTATTTTTCTTTCCGCCTCTTCTTCCTTTAGCTCTACTAGAAGCCATAACTTTCCCCCTCTTGTTGTATTGGTCCAAACATTATGATTAAACCATTTGGAATATATTGAACAACCATGCCTTGTGGCATATCTGTAATAACTTGTTCTTCAATATTTTCTTCATAGTCTGATATTTCTAATTCTGTTTTTTGCCATACATCAACTAAAGTATTGTTTACTATTTCAGAAAACTGTTCATGTAAGTCAAACCATTCTTTGTCGCTCATTGTTGTGGAACTCCTCCACCAAGAAGTAAGGATCTTATATCGGGAGCAGGACCTTGTGGTACTGGTTGTCCACCACCCAACATTTCTTCTATCATAGCTGCTTCTCCTTCAGGTACCTCTGGTTCCTCTGCAGTATAGAACTTATCTAAGACAGATTGCATAGCGTTAGGATTTTTATAAATTTGTACTAATGCCATTGTTGCTTTAGGATCTCCTTCAGCAGCTTGAACTTTTAATGTTTCAAACAATGTACGTTCTGCTTCGTCTTTTAATATTCTATCGTTTATTTTTTGAACGTTTTCTAATCCGTCCATATTTTCTTGTAAAGTTTCTTTATCAATAATACCTGCTTGAAGTAACTGTAAACCAGAAACAATCTTTGTAGGTTCATCAAATCCTGCCATAACACCATAGACTCTTCTTGTCTTATAAGCCTTATCAATATCTGATGTAGGTGTATAACTTTCAGCATAAGGTGAACCTTGAAAATAACCTGCTAATGGTTTTTTTACAGAACCATTTAATGCTTCGTCCATTTCTAAACGTTTATAATCTAACTCTTCTAATGCTGTTTTAAGTGATAGTTGATATTCTTTAACGTTTAGATCAACGGACGATAACAATTCTTGCAATCCCCTACCAGTAACAAAACTGTTAGGTGATATTGCGTCATCACTAACTGGATAACTTGATCCAACTCTAAGTTGTCTTTCAATTCTATCTATTTGTTGAAACAGTTGATATGGAATATTATTAGGTGGTTTAGCAACTTGTGAACCAGGTGTTAAGTAATTGACTGCAAATCTACCACGCTTGTAGTTCCCACTCTCTAACTCACCTATAATGTTAGTTTCTGTAAATACAGAATCTTCCATAGCAATAATTGATAAGACGTTAATCTTAGCCATTGCCGCCATTAATCCTAATACATGGTCATACTGTCCAGATAGTCTATCGAAACTAAATCGTTTTGATATAACAAATCTTGGTCCAGATTTTAATGGATTAGGAGTAAAGTCTAAAATTTGTTTTGTATCTGGTAAGAATACATAAGTACCTTCTTCGTTATAGTACTCAACTAATTCTGTACCATCAGCTAGTTGGTTATCCCAACTTCTTTGATAAGCGTCTGTATATTTAAACTTTGAATAACCAGAAGGAAACTGTCCGCCTTCATCAACGATAACTTTAGCTGCAGGATACATTTGTTTAATAACCGCATTAGGTACTAAACGCATTAATGCCATTTCTTTTGGATCTTGGTCTGGTCCATAGTATCCAGGAAAACAGTCATAAGGATCTCTTAGTTCTGCATGAGGATACATAATTCCATCTGGTCCTTTTTTCTGTCTTAGTATCCAAACAGCAAATCCATAACCTGGAAGCCATCTTGCAGCTTGTGGCATTTGCATATTCATCTTTGCACTTGCGTCATAGCTATTAACAATTCTTTCTAATTTTTCTGCTTTGTTTTTTGCACGTTCGCTATCTGCATAACTATCTACTTTGATATCAGGCATACGTCCTAGCTTTTGAGCTAAATGTTCTAAACCTGAATTAATTAAATTTGGAATAGGTAAATCGGAATTATAGTTTTTTGCTTCTTGACCTAATAGAGCGGAGATACCACCTGTACCACCATTCATAATAGATCTTATTCTATCACGAAACTCATAGTGTCCACTATGCTCGTGCATACCTTTAAGATCATCTGTCTTAATTAATAATTCATCTGCTGTAAATACCATTACCAAAAAACCTCGTTGTACTCGCTCTGTTTGTAATAACTATAACTTGGAGTATAGTCGTTCTCTGCTTCGGCTAACATCATTTTTACGTTGGTACGTATACGTTTCATTGGGAACCAACTTGCCATAACTAAGTCAGTTTTTGTTTTAACATTTCTACTGTTGCTTGCACCTGCCTGACTAAAATAAATTAATTGTTGTCTCAGTATATTTACTTTTCTTTTTGTTAATTGATCTCCCCAAGCTAAATTAATTTTTCCACTTTCATAGAGACCTACCATACTGGTAACACCAAAGATTGGATCCCATTTGTTTTTATATGTTTGATGTCCTTCTATTCTTACATTGTTATTAGCTGCCCACATCTTGATATCTCTATCTTGTCCTATAGCTCTTTGGAATCCATTTTCTTCTATAACCCAATGTGATAACCAATACTTCTCATGCCATTCTTTCATTAGCTTATGTGCTTTTTGAATACCTCCGCCTTGATCATTTCTTACATCAACTAACCATAACTGTTGTGTTTTAATATTATAGGCCCATAGAACTGCTGCTTGATATCCCGTACTAGCAGGATCGAGTCCTGCAATTAATGTTGTATGTGGTGGTACATCTCCTAGTTTTCTTGATTTGTCTAAACAACCATCTATCATCTCTGCAGTAAATAAACTCATACCATCTGGTACAGCTTTATTAAGATATACCATTTCAAATATATTTCTACCACCTGTTGTCTCTGCTGCAGCTAATTGTTCAATTAACCACTTATGCGAACGTTTGTTCGACCACAACATGTGGTCTGTATGGTCTAACTCTGTATCTTCTAAAGGTATTTCTAAGTCATGCGCACGGTCTACTATAGATTCCCATGCTTCGTTATTTAAGAGATGATGGTAAAGATCGTCTGGGTGTTGTCTTGATCCAATGACAACCATTCCTGTATGTTCTTCTTTTCTTGATTGTAGCGTTGTGGTCCACCAGTTCCTGGTGTTTTCTCTAGCACTTGGTTGCACAGTTGAGCCATGATCTTCGATGTCGTCTGCGATAATAAGGTCTGCGTCTCTGGAAAGGATCTTACCTCCTTTTCCAATAGCGACAAGAGTTGGCGACTTAATACCAGAGACTGTTCTAGTTGCAACAGTAAATTGACTGGACGACCAACTTTTTCCAGAGCGATTCTGTGGTCTAAATCCGTCCCAATCTCCAAAGTCATTTATTAATCCTTCATTATTTTCTAAGGTATCTAGCACTGCTCCGACTGAGTTCTTCGCAATGTCTTCATTTCCTCCGCACCACATAATACGTATGTTCGGGTTCTTACATATCATATACACACAAAAGTGTGTGAGCAAGTCTGTCTTTCCATGTCTTGGTGGCGACAAGATCATTAGTCTTTTCCCAAACTCTATACTATCTAGTATAGCCTGTATCCACTTCTGTTGGAAATCAGGGGTTTCATATTTTACACCTTGCTCCGTCAAGAAGTACTCGTCTCTAAATTTTAAGAAATCATCTAATCTTGCCTGTATTTTGAGCGGATCTTTCTGCTTCGACTCCTTTTCCTTTTCCTTCGCAACGTCCTCTATATAGGCCGCCATCGACCTTGTTACTGTTGCTAGGGAGCAACCTAAAATGTCTGCTATTTCAGACTTAGTTTTCTTCCCATCTAAAATGTCGTTAAAAAAATTTTTGTTTTTCATCAAGGCATAGTAATTGCCTCTTCTTCTCTGTACAGTGGGATCTATCTCTTTGACCACCTGTACGTCACTAGCGCTCTTTTTAGCTCTATATGCACGTACTTTAGTGTTGTTAGCACACTTGTCCCCACAATACTTTCTTCGACCTTCTGGTAAAGGATTTAAGCAGCTACTGTCCGTACAGATAGTGATTTTTTCTTTGTTTGACATACCTATATGATATAGTGTATCATAAGTTTTTATTACGGGATAACTATTACGGAACTCCTGCCTATACAAGTTTCGTAAGATAACGATTCGAAAACACAGGGTAGGCCTGGCAGGTCCGCCTCATTCATGGGTTGAGCCATATTGCTCACATTTTATTTTTAATTATTGTAGAGAGAGAGACGATTCGTCACTAAATAGTTCAAAAACTGGTTTGGGTTGGGAGTGACACAGGGTTAGCTATATACGATCCACGAACACGGCTCCCGTCCATTACAAGATAATACTTTTACTGCTTGCAGTAACACTATATCTTGTACATACTACATCTAGTGTACACCATATATGGTATAATGTACACTGGGGGTGATCTGGTAGGCGTTAGGTCTAGTTGTCCCAAACATCACATCTAACTACTCGGGTTCAAATCCCGACACCTCCACTTACCAATTAAACATTGATCTATACATATATATTTCTTGCGCCCGCCAGATTGACCTATGCGGGTTTGAATCCATATCGTGCATGTGTGCGGGGTTGTGAGTACGTACTGCGCTGATTCGTACACGTATTCGGCAGTCCTGCTCCGTTATGCGTTCGCCTGCACATAGTCCAGATTCTTTTAATCGAAACAGACGGCCGGGCAGTTTAAATCAATAAGAAGTTAAAGAAGGTTAGCAGTAAGCAAGGAGTATAAGTCCAATGTATATAGGCTTTAAATATTTATACTTGTTTAGATCGTTAGGAGTTTTCTTTCAATGCGCCTTTAATCATTAACATAAGAAAAAGCGGACTCTCGTCCGCTCTCTCTACCTTGTAACCCGTACTAACAAAAGGGCTATTTGAAGTAATAGACAATTACAAGGATTTAATTATATTGCCTCTGCACAATCCCAACAAATGAGCTTTTTAACACCTTTAATAAATATTGTTAAAGCGCTCCATTTTACTTTTTTATTACACTTAAAGCAGTTATAGGATTTTTCTTCTTGTATAACATAAAATGTTTCTGACATTTTAATATATCTCCTTCTAATATAAATTATAGACGTTATTACTCTGTTTCGCAGTCTTCATGTGAATATTCTTCTAACTCATAACAGCAGTCGTCACACATCTTAGGCTTGCAACATTCGGGATAGTCCCCGTTGCATTCGTCATGGTAATCAATCGTTATAACTTCATTAGGATTTCTAGGAATCTTGGTCACATAATATAATAAACGGTCAACTGCTAGAAAACCGCTCTCTATTCCTTCAAAACTCCCGCTTGCGTGAATCTCTGTCCATATATTTAATTCATTCTGGCTTTTAACGTACTCTAAATCTTCCCCGTAAGTCTCAAACATTCCCATTACTTCTTTGTAAAATATCCATGAGACCTTAGGCCAACGAGTATTCCAACCATTTGAGCCGTCTTTTTTTGCCCATTCTATTAATATATTTTCAAAATAATTAGCTAATCGATTCGAAGAATCAAATCGTTTATGAGATATCTGGGCGTTATCGTCTAAATGGTTTTTAATTGGTTTGTATTTCTTTATCCATTCATCATACGTAATAGAAATTTCAATACTTCCAGTATCTCTTCCAAATAATAAAGCGTCTAGCGTCCTACTAATATTCATAAGCTAAGCCGTCCCTTCTCTCTGGTATTCCTCAAACTCATCGCCAATATAATTAATATATTCATATAACTGTATCTGTGTCTTTATTAATTCTTTGCGTGTGTACCAAGCATAAACAACAAAGAAAGAATGAGAAACAATTAATAATAAAATGAATGCGTTAAACATTTTGCATGCTCCCTTCTAAATCTTTTTTAAACATTCTTACTGCGTCCCGCCTTCCATATCCCATATATTTCATTTTAAAATCACTATCCATGTGAGATATTTCTAACGTACCAGACGGATAGTACTCATACATTATATATAAATTGGTAGATTTAATTAGTTTAGGATAATTTGTATATAGTTTTTTATTTAGATCGTTTTGCTTTTTCATTAGTTGTCACCATTCCAAACATAATATTTATTCATATATTCTTCTATGCGATAACTATCCTTCATCATTCTTATTACTTTTTTATCATCAATGTATGGCTCGATAGTATCCCATAGACTTGGGTTTTCTATTTCTATATTCCTAAGTCCTAGATTATCCATACCAACATCTAATAAATGCTCGTCAACATCTTGCATGTAGTCAAATGATACAACAGAGCAATGAAAATTCTCCCATGTGTCAGAATCTAAGTCCGCAGAATAAAAATAATTATTTCTAAAAACTGCAAGCGCTCCAACGTCTTCAACGTCACTTAATTTTTTTACTAGATTAAAAATTAATTCTGGTTGGTCGTACTCTTCAACTTTTATACATTCATAATCGGAAATAAAGACTTCTTCTCCGTCACATAGATTAGGCATATTTCCTGCCTTCTTGTGTATCTCTTCAATACTCATGGCTTTTTTTATTTCTTTTAATGTTGTCTTCTCGTTTACTTGGTACCAATAGAATGTTAAATATCCCATGTTGTAACAAGCCAAACAAGTCGGACAAATAGAGAAAGACTTTTGCACTTCTTCTTTTTCTTTAACTCCCATTATTAACCGCCCAGTGTACTAAACACTTATTATTTTTGTTTACATATTGGACGCTTACAAATGGTCTTCCAAATTCTTTTACCGCCTTCTTTAGTCCTTTACCTTTAGCGGAAATAGTCTCGACTCCTTCCGTTGTTGTAAAGTTATATTCGTATCGTTTCATTTTTCCTGTCTCCTTCCAAAGAGATTTAATTAGTACTTAATATATATATTAGGAAAACTTTTTTAAAAAGTCTATGAATTAAAAAAAATATTTAATTATCTGGGCTACATAGTGAAGGCTCTAAAAACTTTTCTTTTATATGGCTTTTAAATGGCTTGTTTATTTTTAAAATATTCAATGTTTATAGCCTAGCGATTCGAAGGCGGTCGAATCGCTTGACTATTATTCTTTTTTTCTATCTCTTTTTGGTACGCTAGATAATCTGTTTCCGCCATGAATTGAGTCGCTAACTCGTGATTGTTTTCAAGCTCTTCTAGTTTCGCCTTCAACTCGCCAAATTTTATGGAGTAATATTGCTCTATTTGTGAAGATCTAAATTCAAGTAGCTTTAATTCCGACTTTAATTTAGCAACTTCCGACTTTAACTTAGCTTTAGAGTTTAACATTTTCCGTCTTTACATGTGTCACAATGATACATGTCTCCGCAACAACTACAAAATTGTTGCTCATCTTCGCAGTTTTTCATTTGGTACTAACTCCTTCATTTTCTCTACTAATACATCATTAATTTCTTTTAGTCTCTCATTCTGTTGTTGTAATGCTCTCATTCCTGCCTGGATTTCTCTCCATTCAGCACGTTTCCTATGTCTCCAACTACTATCTGCAAAATAATATCCTGCTAATAATCCAAAAGATAAAAACATTAAGCATGCAACTGTATTGATATAATAATTCATTTATTTATTCCTCCTCCTCTAACTTATCCTCGTGTTTAAATGTTGTTTTGTTTGTTGTGTCTACAACATCAATCCAAGCTACATAACCGCCTAAAGAATTGCTTACTGTTTTAAGTAACTCTTGATAAGTGTTTAAGTGTTTATTATTTTTATCTTGTGTATATGCGTGAATAACTAACTTAGCCATTATTTATTCTCCAAACTTATGCATACTACTTTGTTTAATAAAAGTTCTTTTTCTCCTTTAAAGTTTTTAGACATAGCTATTTCTTCTGCTTGTTCTTCACTATCAGCGTCAACAACAACTGATACATAACTTTCTATTTCAACATAATATTTATTCATTATTTATTCCTTTTCTTTTTCTCGAATAGGCATGATAGCTGTCCTTCTCCAGATAGAATTGTCATTACTCTCTGTTGTGTCTTTAGATATAACTGCACAACTGTTATAGAATCCTTCTCCTTTTTCTATTCTTACCTTGTCAGTATGTAATGGAGCGTTCCCGTTGTTATATCTCATTAACTTCATAGCGTCTTCAAAGTACTGCGGTCTATACAACATTTCTTCAATAGGTGTATGAGTATCGAGATCTTTGAATAAATCCATGACTCCTTCGAGTAGCAAGTCGACTGATTGTTTAGTCTTGTCTGCTTTTACTTGTGCATAGTTTTCTTGGTATCCGTCTTTAACCCATAGTCCAAACTTGTCTGCTGTATAAACCAATTGCTCACAAATTAAATAACCTAGCTGATAAGCTCCTAATAATTCATGGTTACCAAATATTCTCATGTAAGTATGTCCGTCTACTTGTGTCTTACTAAAAGTTTTTAATGTCCAATCTAAAACTTTTTTAAAATCATAAGTGTTCATACTTGCGCATATAACTTCGAAGTCTTTAGTGTCACTACCTTCGTGAATGTTATTAACTGTTGTTGTTGCATTCTGCGGTTTGTTAACTGCATTGTAATACATGATTGTTTTTCTTTTACCTTCTGTTGGTAACTTAACTGCTCCAACTCTGTAACTATCAGTAGTCCATGCAATAGTTTCATCTGGTCTAATAACTAGATTCATAACGTTACGTGAATTTGTATGAGAAGTCTTAGTAGTTTTCTCCGCATGTGTTGTTAATTGTTTTAACAATTTTATATCGTTGTAATCTACTGCTATATGTGTATCTATGTACATTATCTACCTTCCTTTAATTTAAAGTTAAGTAATTTATCTATGTCTCCATGTTTATAATTCTTCTTCATTATAATTTCATGTTGATTATTTTTTATAGTCGCTATGTCATTACATGTATAGTCCAGAAAAATAAATCCGTCCATAATAGGTTTACTATTTTCATAATGATTCTTATCGTTTCCTAATTTAATTCTGTCAATCAGCGTATCAATAGCAAACGATTCATCGTGAGCTATTAATAATGTAACTTCTTCTATACGTACTGTCATTATCCCTTCTCCTTTAACTGTCCTATTTCATTCCTTAATAGTCCATTAGTTGCCTTTAGTTTTTTTATTTGTGCCTGGAGTCTAGCAATATCTTCTTCTCTCTTTGTTCTTAGTCCTTGCACTTGTGATTCTTTACGATTCTTAAATTGTTCAAGTTCACGTAATAGATTTTTATATTTTAATTCGGTTACTTTATATTCTTTTAACTTCTTACCAGAAGTCATACAAATATCATCATCAGTATATTCTTCGTTTAGAGTTTTCTTTAACTCTCTTATACCTGTCATCTATATCTCCTTCCATGAGAAAAGTAACGGCTTGTAACACATAATTGATTAGACCTAATGGATTGGTTACCAAATGGTCGACTTTTATGTGTTACAAGCGTGGCTATTGCTAGTCACGTGGTCGTCACTTAATAATATGGAAAGTATTCAAAGCGTTAGCGGGATATACTTTGAAATTTTTATTAACTACCTTCACCGCTTGCTGTTAATAAACTCTCCATAATTAATTTTGTTATGGTTTTTTCATAACTTCTCCTAACCGTAATGTCATTTCAGTTAGGTAGTTAAAACTTTAAAAAATTATTTCTTAGTTGTCAAGGATTTAAACCTAATTATTTTTTTCTTCTTGTTATCTGACTCACAAGGTAGACCGTCAATATGATATTTATATTTTTCTCCGCATACTAAACATGGCTCATGCCTGTTGTATTTAAAATCTACTTGCGCCATAAGACTAACCAGGTTGAGTGCAACTTGTCGTCCTGCCTTATCTATATCACGATCTAAATTAGAAGTCTTACGATTACGACTTTGCTTTATTGGTTTGTCTTTGGTGATGGTAGCTCCTTCCAGAATGGTGGCTCAAAATATTCATTGTCTACTTTACTCTCAACAATTTCTAAGAATGTCTCTAATGTTAAGCATACAATTATAGGTACTCCGTCTGGTTGTCTCTTACTCTTTGATGTCTTAACTAATCTTTTCCATATCAACGCTGTAAATTGCGACTTTGACTTCGATATAGACTTAGCTAATTCTCTAGTTACATTAAGAGATTGTCTTGCTTTACATTCAACATAAAAGTCTAAGTCATTCCACCTAAACTTTACGTCTCCTTTATCGTTCTTTCCACCTTCCGCTATTCTCTCTCCGCCTAACATCTTTGCTACGAAGGTTTCGAGTTTTGTTCCCTGTTGTTTTTGTTTGCTCATCACTCATCTTTCTTTATAAGTTTCCTTCCTTTTAGTGCTTTGGGGGTATTTAAAATTCGTGCTATTGAAGATATATATTCTTTCATATCGCACCTATGTAACCTTCCATAATCTATTTGAATTTCTCTTTGTGTGTATTGATAAGCAAAAAGATCGTACATATCGTGTACGACTGTGACTTCTCCCGTTCCTTTAGCTGTTACGATTCCGACTTTGACTCCGCCATAGTGTGATATATCATCAGTAGGAAAATTAGGTTCACTTCTTTTAATATACTTAACAAGATCACTGTCTTCACATGTATTATTTGGAAAAAACTTTATAGTGTTTTGTTCTTCTATCTCTTCTGAGTAGGTTATAGCTTCAAGAAAACTTTCTGATTCATCAAGTAGATTCCATACATTCTTTGCACCTCTTGATTTCAACACCTGTTTCATACTTACAACTGTAGCTGAATTTGTTCATCAAGTCTATTTATTAACTCTTGTTTTTCTTTCTGATCGTTTAACTTATACATAGATATATTTTTATTTCTATGACTATGATTAGGTAACTTACATGGATTACCTTCGCCACCTAATATATAATCTTCTCCTTTATCAGCACGTATTTCTGATATACGATTACGTGCAGACCAACCTAATTCGTATAGTTCTCCTGCACAATGCCATTCATTATCTGAAAGTATTTGTAATATCTCATCTCTCATACTCATGTCGTTCTATCTCCTCTATCCTTTTATCTGCAAGTAGTTTTAAAACTAGGTCCTTATCTTCTTTAAGATCCTTCGCTTTGAATCTGATCCACGTCTCCTTCTGGTTCATACCACTCATATTTCAATGTTAACTCTGTACCCATAGGTATGTCAACGTTTGTTATCAAATAATAATTTATTCCCACTTTTAATTTTCTTAGATTAGGTGTCTCACTGTGGTTAACGAATCCACCAAGAGGTGTTCTTAATAAATATTGATCCCTTGAATTTTCTACATGTGATATACCTAAATTCAAACCTGATTGGATATCTTTTAAAGTAAACAAACCAAGACCTTCTATCTTACTAGGTTGGATAGTAAGACCTTCTGGTAAAGGTCTATACTTTTTCATGCTACTTCTATATAGGATCTACGAGTGGGATTCTTTTTATTTAATGCTCCCATTTTTCCTTTATATTTTTTTCTACTTACTAATTTTAAATTTTCAGCAGCGTCCCACATCATGTTATTTTCAGCAATTCTATATGCTAATTTTTTTCCTTTATTAGTTAGGAACTCATACTTTGTACCACCCCACTTATTATTTACATAAGTAAATGTAAATACCCAATAATGTTTATTCATCTACTATTACCTCCCGTATATCTAAGTCTATATGAGTTGGTTTTTCTACAACATCAACACCTATAAACTCACCTGCGTTACTAACTTTAACTTCTATAATTATCAAAAAGGTAACTCGTTCTCTTCAAGGTTGTTGATGTCTTTACCTTTAGGTAACTCTGGCATGTACCAAACTTCTGGGGCTTTCTTATCATTAGCATAAGATTCCATATACCAAATTCTTCCGCATTCTTTACTCTTGCATTTCCAATCTGGATATGTTTCCTTTATCTTTCCATCATACTTATCTTGCCTATTGTCCCATAGATCACTACCACAAGCCATACACTCTGGCTTTACAGTACCGTGAGTTACTACTCTTTTCTCTTCTACTTCAAGACCAACTGCAGACAACTTATCTTCTGCTGTACCTTTGACATCTTCTTCTTTAACTGCACCTTCTATTTTCTTTTGTACAGTTGGCGGGGGAACGAAGATATCCTTATCTTTTTTTGTGTCAGCAGCTTTATTGTTACTAACAGTATTCCCCCGTTCAACCTTTTCCATCTCTGTGACTGAAGGTCTTTTTTTAGCTGCGTATTTCCAGTTAGCTAAAGCACGCCCCACTGCTGAGGTCTCTGCATTCTCTATCCAGGAAGTTACGTTAGCTCCTTTAGGACCATGATGGTCTTCTGCAATCCCTGTTGCTACTGGATTTATATCTTCAATATCTTTATAAATATACGCCCTTATAATTATTCCTAAATGATCTTCTGCTATCTTTAAAGGTTCTGTATAAACTCTTCCATTAGGATTGTCCTTCCAAAACTTTTTTAATCTGTCTTCTACTTGATCGTATTCATCTTGCCAAGCCATTTTATAGTTCCTCGTCTTCCTCTACTATCGTAGTGTCCTTATCTATAGTATAGCTAACCCAAATGACAGTTTTCTTATTGACATTGTATTGTTTAACTATATCTGAAATACTTTGTTCCATTGTATTATATAATAAGTCACCAATTTCTGCCGCCTCATCAACACTACTAGCAGTTATTATATAATCTCTAGTACTTGTATCAGTGTACATAATTTTAATTTCTTTTTCAAGCGGTGATGGTTGTGACATTAGATATGTCCTCTGTTACAGTCGTAACAAACACCTGTGTCTCCATCAATATGTTTATCTAGTAAACATATTCTACAAATTTCTTTACTCTTCTTCTTTTCCTTTGTCATCATCATCTTGTCTCCTTCTTTTATATTCATCTTGTGCTTTTAATATTTCTTCATTGTAATCACCAACAAATTTAAGTGTTAGTTCTACTACCTTAGTAGGATTTGCAGGTTTTACAAGATTAGTTTTCTCTAACATCTGTCCGCCTACTGCATTGCCCATATCAAGACACCACTTCTTCATCTCCTTTTGATTCTTAAATAGGTTCATGTATTAGTCGCCACCACGTTCTGATCGTACAAACACATAGTGAATAATATCACCCCAGTTTTCAAAGTTATATATAAAACAGTTGTTTGCCTTCAAATAATCGTGAAGTTCTTTTATACTGTCAATATACATAGGACTTGCGTTCCTTATAACAACAAATCCTTTGCCAGTTTTAGCAACTGACTCTCTTAGTTCTGATAACATAAAGTCATCGTCTTGTACGGTAGTAATTTTTGCAGTCATTACACCTCCAATATTAAGTATATACTATAAATACAGATTTTTATAGATTTTAAAAGTTTTTTCACAAATACACAAATTATGTGCTATACTAAAGTCATAATAGGAAACAAGTATATTCGCAAGAATAAACAGGAAACAAGTTATAAACAGGAGATCCTGTAGATTTATCTGCAGGATTTTTTGTTTTATGTAAAAAAAAAAGCCGAGAATCTTTTACGACCTCTCGGCTTTCTTCACATACTTTATCTTGAATATGGCATATATTTAGATAAGTTATATTTATATTACAGAGTTTATTTCTATTGTCAAGTAAACAAATGCCACCTCACGGGGTGGCTTTATTTGTTTTGAATCCATACTATGGCTTCGTATTTGATTACGTATTTATCATAACATTAAAAAAGGACTGGCGCAAACCAGTCCTTTTTTGTGGAAGGAGACAGTACTCATAAGGTGAGTATTGCCTATAACCAATATACCTCATGCTATAATTAATGCAAGTCATCACAATGATAAGGGTTTCCTCCTTTACCTTGATCATTGGCACCAGAGTATTAAGTTATTCTGGTGTGTTCTTTTAAACTATCTCTTTGTTATTATGGCCATTCTTATCAACAACCATAGTCATTACACCTTGCTTAGTTTTCTTACCTGCTTGGTGTTCAAACCATGTAGACTCATCTAGCGCAGGTACTTGGATCCATGTTCTTCCATCGTGTAATTCACGATGATGATGATAATGCCCAGTCACAAGAATCTGGCTAGATCCTGCATGAAAACCACCAAAGGTTTGATTCTTCCACCAATTCATTACCTTAGCTTCTACTCCTCCCCCGAAACCAGTAAGGTGGCCATGAGTAAAACTCATGTTCGTACCACATACGTTAAGTGATAAGTGTGGTTCATCTGGAATTACAAACTTAATATGTGAATACTGTGGTTTGTCTGCCATGATCTCAGCTATCTGTTCAAATACTTCTAAGTCATAGTTATCCATCTCTCCTGTTGGGGCCAATCCTTTGCTAATTCTTTTAGTACCATGATTACCTGGTACTGCTCCTACTACAACAACATCAAAGTCTTTAGACCATTCAACTAATGCTTTAGCTATTAATCTTCTGGCTAATTTCATTTGATTTCTATAGTCAAGCTCTACTCCGTTAGGTCCCATAGCTGTGGGATAGAATCCAACGCACCCTTCTACGATGTCACCTAATCCTATTACTGTTAATTGATCGATCTTTACTCCTGCTTTACGTAGGAAATTGTATCTATCACGCACTGTATCTATCTTATCTAAGAACCTTTCAACTATAGCTTCTGTTCCTCCGCCATCTCTTTTACCTAATTGAAGATCTGATATAGCAACAAAGAATGAAGCAGTTGGATTAGTCTTTTTAGGTTTAGCTTTACGCTTATAAGATTCAATCCATTTACTTATTTTTTTGTAATCTTCTTTATCTATAGTAGTTTCAGTTGCTACTATCTGAGCTTTAAAAGCCCATGCTTGTTGTGTCTCACCTTTTCCAATGTTCATATCCCATGTAGATACACGTATAGTATCGTTTAATATGGTGTATTTATTTGGATCAAAACCCCACTCTTTTAAAAGATCATCAAACTCAGGAGTTGGATTCGTTGTTGCTCTTGAAGTTATAGTACCAGTCTTAGTCTTGTAACTAAATTCTACTCCTGGTTCCCACCCACTATTGTGAGTAGCGTCCTCCTTTGTTTCATTGTGCGCTACGTCCTGTTGAACTTCAGTAAGTTTACTTACTTGCGAGTTGTTTTTTCGCATACTCTTTTAATACTACTATCACTGATCCACCACCTGCAATAGCTGCGGCTTCAAGTGCTGTAATTTCTAAGCTAATAGCAGGTCCAACTAATAAAGCTGATCCAAAGGCCTCAATAAAGGTCCATACTACTTTCTCAATGAGTTGCTTTAGTTCTTCACTCATGTTCTACTCCAATCTATCTATCTAACTAATCGGCTTACCTCTGAGTTTACTATCAATGCGTGTCACTTTTTCGTGAATGCTTCGTAGTGTTTTCTCAAAGTCTTTGTCATTAGAATCAGAAGATACTGCTGTACCATCTAGGTTTATCTTGCTGTATTCTATAGTAACTTCTTTGTTTTGAAGTAATTCACTTAATACTTTTGGATAGAATTTTTTATAAGCGTCTCCAGATCCACCAATAAATCCGTCCTTACCTTTGTCTAAATCCTGTTGAGTCTCTCCAATTAGCAAACAACCTGCCGTATGCTCGTCCGTGTTGCCTTGATGAATTAAGATATACTGAAATCCTGGTACGTCCATTACTTGTAGCATACCTTTGTGCATTGTCGGATACTTCCTGTTATAACGATCATTAAATCCGCCAACGGTTCTTAGTTCTATTTTGTAAGAACCTTCTGGTATACATGTCTCGCTGTGGACCTTGACTTCTTGATATTGGTCTTCCAAAGTAAATGCTTCAAAATATCCGTTAACAAAAAGCATACCGTTGGTTGCGTCTTTGCCAAATTGTGTGCGTACTACCTGTAGTTTCATTTGTTCCCTATCTTTTGTTTTCTATTATAGTCTTTACAATCTTTGTTTGTGCATAATAAAATATAATCTGTTAGATTTACTTTTAAATATTTATGGCATTTAGGACATGCCACACCACGCTTAACTACCAAGAATTAGTATCTTTTAGTTTTCTTTTTCTTCTTTATTTTCTTGGCTTTATATGCTTTTTTAGCAGGCATAATTACCTTTCTTTCTATCTACTTGCTGTATTAGTAGATTTATTTGTTTTGTCTTTTCTAAATCGTATGGTTAATAACCATACACCTAGTGTAATTAAAGTCGCAAGACCTGTAACCTGTTGAGCTGAACCTGTCAGTGTCAAAGTGGCAATCACTAGACCGACTAAAGTCCACGATAGGTTTAAAGTTTCTTTAACTATTTCTATAAACCAATCCCATATCTTTTTAAACATTATGATTTCCTTAATATAAACGCTGCCATGCTAGCTATTCTTGTAAGAATAACTGGTACTACTACTTCCTGAGCTTTTGATTTCTGATCTTGTGTCATATCTTTACCTATATCTGATATTACCACATCGCTAAAATCCACATCTACTAAAGTGCCAATAGGATCTTCAATAAATGCTTCTATTTGTACCTCTGTAACAACATCAGCAAGTGTATAGTTCTCTACATCTTTATTTTCTACTGCTCTTTCAACATATTCTTCAACAGCAGTAGCAACTGACTCATCTTCTTTAACTGCTTCAGCTATTATCTCAACGTCTTCTGTCTCTACTTGTAATACTTCAGCAACAACTTCAACCTGTTCTTCAGTAAGTTCTTCTATCTCTTCTATAGCTTCTTCAACTACTGCCTGTACTACCGCCTGTGTTTCCTCTGTGGCTTCGGATAGATTTTGTACACCAATATCATTAACTTCTTCTATTACCTCGATAACTTCTTCGGTTTCAAGCTCTTGTACAAACTCTTGTATTGCTTCTTCTTTAGCTTCTTCATACTCTTCTACCTCCTCTTCTGTATATTCTTCTAGTTCTTCTTCAGTAACTTCAGGAATATTAATAACAACAATTTCTTCTAACTCTGCAACTTCTTCTTCTATTATCTCCTCAGATAATTCCTCTTCAACAGGTCCTTCTGTATTAAATATATCAAGTACTTCAAATACAGTCTCTTCAACTTGTTCTTCATCTTTATAAATTTCAACTTCATCTTCAAATATCTCTTCCTCAATATCAATTTCTTCTTCAATGAGTTCATCTTGTACCTCCTTTAAGTCTTCTAGTACTTCCTCTGGATCAGGAGGAAATAGATCATTAGCAATAAATATATCTATTAAGTTTATATCTTCTTCAATTATAATTACTTCAGTTTCAAATACTTCTATGTCATCTATGTATTCTTCAATTTCAAGAATTACTTCAACATATTCTTCTAATTCTTTTTCTAACTCAAAGATTTCTTCTTCAGTAAGTTCTTCATATTCTTCTTCGGTAAGTAATAAACCAAGTTCTTCCAACATCTCTTCAGATTCTTCAAGAAGT